CGATTATTACAAAGACTATGAGTTTGATAAGCGATTGTTTGATTTTATCAGCAATCTGATTCACGGGGGCGAGGAGCGTTTAGCTTATGCGTTAAAAATTGTTGATTCTTGGGTGAGGGAGCTAGAGCAATGAGTTATCAAGAATTACCCGTGCAAATGCACCCACGTTATCAAGAATTTTTAGCGTTTATGGAGGATTGTCCACATCGTAAAACGCCAGAAACGATGCAAACATCGTTTTGGGCTTGGCTAGATGTGGTGGATGTGGCGGAGTCTTTTCAAAAATCAAACACAGCCAAACAAGAAGAAATTACAGCACTAAAAGCAGATTTAGACCGCCTGCACCGTGAACGTGATTCGTTTCAACAGCAAGCGCGTGTTTTGGCTGAGGAAGTCGAGCGTCTTAGCAGTATGTTTGTCGGTGATGGGGCAGTGGGTGAGCGCGGTCATGCGTGCATGAGCATTGATGGGGGTAATTTGTGAATCTAACAGCAGAACAAATAGCGCGAATTGAAGCGTTACCCGATGTGTTTTTGTTGTCCTCGGTTGTGCATTTTAAATATGTGCAAGACATTAGCTTGCCAAACGACACCAATTTTAAAGTGAGTCAAGCAGGTGGTCATTATTCATTCGGCAAGCCTGAGCAGTTTAATGATTTTTTTAATAAGTATTTGGCATGGCTGGAGTCACGATAATGCGGCATTTGGAGTCAGCGCATCAACAGCAAGTCATAGAGTGGGCAAGGATGGCAAGTCGGTCTGCTAAATACCCAATGCTTGATATGCTGCATTGCTCGTTGAATGGCGTAAAGCTAAGTAAGACGCAAGCAGGGATAGCAAAGGCTCAAGGTATGTTGTCGGGTGTCCCTGATTTGTTTTTGCCAGTGCCTCGTGGAAAATATCACGGTTTATATATCGAGATGAAACACGGCAGTAACACGCTAACAGACAATCAAAAGAGGTTTTTACAGAACGCGGCAAATGTTGGTTACGCTGTCTCTGTTTGTTATAGCGCACAAGAAGCAATCAAGCGTATTGAAGATTATTACAAAGATTAGAGGTGTTTATGTCAACTAATGTTTGCACTGGTGATTATTATTTAGTTCAGTGGGCGCGATGGTTAAATATCAACAACTCATTGGGTGGTATAATTCAAAAATATCAATCATGTGCCGAAATTATTTATAGAATGAATGTAGCACAATCAAATATTGATATTGATTTTAGTGAAAAAGAAAACGAGCTATACGAAAAGATAGACAAAGCAATCAATTTGCTGATGTTTAGAAACAGGACAATGTATGATGTTATTGTGTTTTGTTATCGCGACAAAATGAAATCATCACAGGTAGCAGAAAAACTAAAACGCGGTGAGACGTATGTAAAAAGTGTAAAAAAAGAGGCAGCAAGTTGGATAGATGGCTATTTATCGCATGATGAGTTTTTTAATGTTGCATAGTCGCCGAAATAAGAGCAAAATGTTCTAATCTGGTCGTTTTATTGATTAGAACAAAGTTTTTAAAGGTCGCTCACAAGGCGGCCTTTTTTATTGCCTGAGATTTGAGGTCTATATGATTACTGAAAAAGGTTATTCATTAGTGCGTCAATTCGAGGGTTTGCGTACTCTTGCTTATAAATGTCCCGCAGGTATCAGAACAATAGGCTATGGCCACACGTTAAACGTAAAAGCAGGTCAAGTCATCACTAAGGCTCAAGCAGATGAGCTTCTACACGCTGATTTATCTAAATGTGACGCTGCAATTAGTCGCTTAGTGACTGTGTCGCTCAAACAGCACGAGCGTGATGCGTTAGCGAGTTTTATCTTCAATGTGGGTGTTAATGCGTTTCAAAGCAGCACTATGTTACGCAAAATTAACGCTGATGATATGCAGGGCGCAGCTAATGAGTTTTTGCGATGGAACAAAGCAACAGACCCAAACACTAGAAAGCTAGTCGCTTTGAATGGTCTCACCAAGCGCAGAGAAGCAGAGAAGCAGTTATTTGAGGGTAAGGCATAATGAAAACATCACGATTCAAAGAAGCGTCAACTTGGGCAAGTTTGTCTGCTGCATTGGCTGCATTGTCTAGTGTGCCAGTGTTTGCACCTTACTCCGTACCTGCGGCTGCTATTTGTGCCGCTATTGGCGTGTTTTTGCGCGAAGGCGAAGAATAAGGGGCTTAGAATTGAGTGAGCAACAAGAGGCTCGTCTGCAAAATCTCGAAAACGGTCACAATATGTTAGTGCGTGATTACACGCGCTTAAATGATGCTATTGTTAAAATTAGCGAGTCACTAACACAGCTAGTCGTTATTCAAGAGCAAAACAAAGAGATAATGTCGTGCATTGAGCGTCAACAGTCTAGCATTGATAAATTAGATGGCAGATTAGACGCGCTAGAAATACAACAACCGCAGCTTTTAGAATTGCGCTCATGGGTGCTAGGTGGTTTTGGTACAATTATCGGCTCTGTTTTGGTTGCTATGTTGGCTTTGGTGATTAAGTGAAATACCTTAAAGGCTTTTTGCAACTATGCTTAGTGAGTGGTATTTGTTGTATAATTGCTTTTGGTGTGTGGTTAGTTTATTTAGTGTGGTGGATTGTTAAGGGGATGAGATAGTGGAGTTTCAAGTCGGCAATAAATTATGGAGTGCGAGGTCAAGTCATGGCCGTAATCCTATTTTTAAAGACGATGAGCAACTATGGAATGCTTGCGTAGAGTATTTTAATTGGTGCGAAGAAAATCCATTATTAGAAGAAAAGATATTTCATACGAATGGAATTATCACTAAAGACAAAGTTGCAAAAATGCGAGCAATGACAATAAGTGGATTGTGTTTATTTATAGATATTTGCGAAAACACATGGCTAAATTATAAAAAGAATCCCGATTTTTTGCGGGTCATCTTGCAAGTTGAAAAAACAATCTACAATCAGAAATTTACAGGCGCGGCGGCTGACCTTTTAAATGCCAATATTATCGCTCGTGATTTAGGTTTGATTGATAAGATTGCACAAGAAACAACTGGCGTTATTCAAGTCAACACAACAGTAATGACACCCGAAGAAGCCTATAATCTACTAATCAATGGCGGCACTATTAAAACGGACTAGCAATGACTGACGTTTTATTCGACTTTAAAAATCCTGACTATCAAGCTGTCTATAAAAAACGTGCCGAGCGTTTGCATACCATTCGCACGACTGAGGGTGCATTAGCTGGCCTTCTTGAGTTCTACAAAACGCACCCTGCCGAGTTTATTAACGATTGGGGCATGACCTTTGACCCGCGTAATGCCGAGCGAGGTTTGCCTACTAACTTTCCCTTTGTCTTATTTCCTAAACAGATTGAGCTTGTTAATTGGGTAGTTGCACGTTGGAAAGGTAGAGACGATGGTGTTATTGAGAAGTCACGCGACATCGGTATGACTTGGTTGGCTGCGGCCATTGCCCATTGGATAACCTTCTTTCATCCTGGCACTGTTGTCGGCTTTGGTTCGCGTAAAGAAGATTTAGTCGATAAGAACGGCGACCCTGATTCTATATTCTGGAAAATACAAGCCTACATTGCAGGATTGCCGATTGAGTTTAGGCCGAAAAGTCAAACAAGGACTCATCTTTGTATAGTCAATAATGACAATGGTTCGGTCATCAAAGGTGAGGCAGGCGATAACATTGGCCGAGGTGGCCGTACTTCAATCTATTTCAAAGATGAATCAGCACATTACGAGCGTCAAGAAATTGTGGATGCCGCACTAAGCGCAACGTCGAACTGTAAGATTGATATGTCATCAGTAAACGGTAACGGGAATCTGTTTTACCGTAAGCGTATGGGCGGTGAGATACCTGTATTTTCGTTTCATTGGTCAGATGACCCGCGCAAGGATAAAGAATGGTACGAGAAGAAAAAGCGCACTGTTGACCCTGTGTTATTCGCTCAAGAATATGACCTAGATTACAACGCATCGACAAATGACTCTTGGATACCTGGTGACTTTGTTGAAGAAGCCATGAAGTTAGGGCCAGCCGATGTTGTGCCGATTGGTGGTTGGGTTATTGGTATTGATGCTGCACACATGGGCGATGATGAGTCGGTGATACATTTACGGCGTGGACGTTTGAACCTTAAGCAGGTTACACGAAGAAAGCTAGACGGCATACAGTTGGCAGGCTTAGTGACTGAGTTATGCGGTCAATTAGAGTTACAAGGCGTGAATGGTCGGATTGATGCAATCATCATCGAGCTAGACGGGCCGGGTGCAAGTTGTTACGACCAATTACGCGATGGCCGCTATAAAAAGATTATCTACGGTGTACACACAGGCGCAACATTAGCAGACGGACGCAATTACAATCTAAGGGCTAGAATGTGGCGTGATGCGATGGATTATCTAAAGAATGGCGGTGTAAGTGTTTATCAGGATAGAGACTTTAAATCGCAACTATGCTCTGTTAAATACAAGTACAAAGACAGCTTGTTATTGATGCAAAGCAAAAAAGAGTATAAAAAAGAGTTTGGGCGTAGCCCTGACCGAGCGGATGCTTTTG